GCGAAAGATTGTTCCAATGTAATCCATAGTTTGATAGTCCTTTCAGAACGGATATAGCGTTGAAATTTAACTAGACCCCAACTTTTACGATATGCGAGCATCTGCCTTACAGCGCAACGATGTTTATGCTCCGCTTCGGTCAGCGTGATACTCATAAGACCAAACTTGTTTTCTACCTTTGCCTGAGTCATTCGCTACCTGTTGACGGCTTACATAACGATGTTGCCGTAAATGACAAAGTGCCATGCTGATTTCTGGGGCTTTTAAATTGGTTTTCGCAGCGATCTCTGACAAAGTTAGAGGTTTTTCCGAATCTATAAAAATCTTCCGTACTGTGGATAAAGCACCCATTTGTTTCTCCTGTTGTTGAGGGTCAAGAGCAATCCAACCTAAGAATGGTATTGGCTCTAACATTTTCAACCTTTCGTGTATAAAAACTATGATCCTATAGTATAACTATGACTAAATTATTTCACAATGGTTCGCCATATTTAAACAAAATATTTTTTGGTACTAAAAATGCTTTTTTAACTTGAGTATCGCCAGCGCCTACAAATTCTACATATTGCAATTTGTTTAAGAAAATACATTTTGTAATATTTCTAGGTGTAATTTTGATGAAAATTTCCCCATCGTAAATTACCCAGACATCAGCAGTTGTAGACATCAAACCAGAAGGTTTACCAAACATTTCAATTTCAATAACGATATTTCCTGTGTGTTGACTTTTTTGATCTGACTTAACCTCTACCGATTTATGGATTTCTGGAATCCAAATATCGTAACCTTTGTGAGCTTTGACCAAAGTAGCGCAAGGATATTGCTTTTGCAAAATTTGTAAAACTCTTTGTTCAATCGCTAAACCAGCTTCTAAATCTTCATGAAATGTATTCATAGTTGTAATAGTCCTTGAGTATGCACATTCCCACCTGAGTTATATTTTTTACTATCGCCCTTTGGATAAGGTTGTACAGGGTATTTCAATAAACCCCTCATAATTTTTTTTTGAGTTTTATTACCATGAAAATAAATGTAACGATGTTTTCTTGATCTTTCGATGTAATAAAAATCCTCTCCATATTTTTCTTTGATAGATTCAAGAGTCATGCCATCAGAAAGTGTTTTGCTATGTTTATGTTCCAAACCTTTAACAGTCCAATCAACTCGATTAGCAGAAAGACCTGTATACAAAAAATTTGTAGCTTGATACACATAACCCACATGACCTTGTCCAGTATCAGCGTATGAAACTATGATGCTTGGTTTGGGTAACATTTTTATACTATTAGCTACCAGAAAACTAGCTTGATTTTTAGTGTTATCCATTAAACACACTCGGTTAAGTTCCAAAACTTTATCCGAATATTCTTTTCCGCAAATACCCATGCATAACGATGGGCTAGCAGGAATGCCATAAGTAATAACCCCTAATAGTTCGTTGTTTTCATAAAGACCAAAAGCAAACATAATTTGAGGAATTCTCTTTGCATAATGTTTTTCAAGCAACCAAGGATACGATTCCTCATTTTTTATAGGAATCACTTTCATGATTTAGCCTTTTTTTCTCGTTGAGCAAGAACAAACTGCTTCATTTCGTAATAACTGTTAAAACGGGCTGTGGCGGGATTTCCACCGCATTCGACCCTGTATGCTTCCTCGATCTGTTTATCGCTTCCTAGGGGCATTTCCTTGGCTTTCTGAGCCTGTTTTTCAATCCAGCTTGCCTCGAATGATCTCCATCCCTTAAACATGATAATTTCAAGCACTTCAGAAAGGGGCATTTTTGCCTTGTTCGCTTCTGAAATAAGACGATTGACAATTCTGTCCGTAACTGGTGCTTTTAGTCTTTTCCTATAAACCAAAAAATCTTGCCAAAGATCAGATGAAACTCCGTCAGGAGTTGGAGTAGTATTTTTATGGTTAGTGGTTAGTGGTTTATGGTTAGTGGTTAGGGTTTGTTGTGGGTTCTCTTTGGAAACCATCTGGGTTATTTCTGGGTTATGGTCTAAGTCCTTGATTTTCTTAGGTCTTCCACCTAATTTTCCGACTGCTTTATTCCTCTCAGCCTTCTCGTGATACTTAGCGATTTCGATGTCACATCTTTCATGATGCCAACCATCTTTCTTCAAAGTGAAGAATTCTTTCAGTATTGCGAGGATGGTTTTTTCTTGGTTTACAAGTCGTAACCTTCTGATAACCGATTGGGTTTCTTTAGAAATTGGCTGCTCTGAATCATAGTAAAAATTGATTAATTTGAAATAGACAGCTTCTTCCTCAAGGCTCAAATGGCTAGTAGCCAGATGCCAATCGGAAATATTAAATTTGTAGTAGTGCATATTCCTTCAGTCCAAGGTAGTCAGATTAAGGGATTGGGCAGAGCATTGACTAGATGCTTTTTCGGTTGCGAACCTAGCCCAAGGAAAAGATCATACTACTTTTTTATTTCTAATTCAGAAATTTTTATAAGTGATTTCCCTTGCTTGTATATAGCACCCCTATATACATGGAGTTCATCTATTTGAGAGTCATCATCGAACAATCCAGACTGTACCAAAGCATCAAGTAAACTCTTGATTCGATTGTCAATATCTGATTTCCTACGATCTTTAAAATGCAAAGTCGTTGTCAAAGACAATCTTTTATCACCAAAGTTAATTGATTGTTGGCTCACTATATGAGCCACTTGTTTTTTAAACTCTCTCGCTTGTAGCGTTAAAAATCGCCTAGAACCAGCAAATCCCCAATAGCTGTTTACTGAGGGTGGAAGGGGCAATTCTAGGTAGATTTCTTGCATCGTTGCATTTTTGCACAGAACTATTTGCTTGTGTCATAGTTTTGTGTAATACTACCCATGTAGTCTGATTAACTCACGAAAGGAAATCAAATGTTAAAACTTGGAAGTGGAACTGGTTCATTAATGAATCATTTCGATAGCCGAGCAGTCAAAGGCGAACCAACACCTTATGTTGGTATGGGCGCAACTTTGTTAAGTTGGACAGATCGTCATGCTGGTACGATCATTGAAGTCTTTAAGAAAAAAGATGTTTTGTATATCAAAGTTCAAGAAGATAATGCAATTCGTATTGACAAAAATGGCATGAGTGAAAGTCAAGAATACGAATATAGTCCAGACCCAAATGGTCGAATTTCATACTTTAGAAAAACTGCTCCTTATGGATTTTGGCAAGCCGTTTTTATAAATCCTAAAACTGGCAGATTTAACATCGGTACTGGTGGTGTAAAAATCGGTGTTCGGGATGAATATTACGACTATAGTTTTTAAACTTTGCCCCTTCGGGGGCTTTCACGAAAGGAAACTAAGATGGGAATGAGTAGACACGATGCTTACTATGAGCCTGAGGATTACGATGATCGCTATGACGAAATCCAAGAACGAGCTTATCAATTAATGAAAAAAGAATATAACCCTAATACTTCTGGTGCAGTTGCAGAAGCATTAAGCGAGTTGGATGTGGATACGGCAGCTGCATTACAGGATGCAATTGATTCTGAAGATTATGAACAAATCGGCAGAAAAATTATGTCTTTAGCGTATGACTATATGGAAAGATTTGCTTTAGATGTAGCTGAAAGTCAAGTCAGAGATTAATCACGAAAGGTAATCATGAAAACATTTAATGAACTACGAAAAATCAATGTAAACGAGCATACTGAAAAGAAGGGTCGTTTTACCTATCTTTCATGGACATGGGCTGTAGATCAACTACTTCAAAATGATCCTACGGCTACTTGGTCTTTTGGTGATCCCATGTACTTTAATGAAACCATGATGGTTTTTTGTACTGTCAATGCTTTTGGTAAGTCCATGATCTGTCAGATGCCAGTTATCAATAATCAGAATAAAGCTATCCCTAATCCAAATGCAATGGATGTGAATACAGCGATGATGCGCTGCTTAACAAAGACTATCAGTTTATTTGGTTTGGGTCTATATATTTACAGCGGGGATGACCTGCCTTTTGAGGATGAAAAAGAGCCAATTGACATTTCGCCCTTTGTCGAACAGATCATGAAATCAACTGATTTGGATGAACTCAAATCTAACTACATTGCAGCGGTCAAGGCTTGCGGAACTCTTAAAGAACTTGAGCAATCCAAAGACATTCGCAAAAATGAATTGATGGCGGTTCAATCATGATCGAACCTTTAATTAAACCCCAAACACTAGACAATGATATTGCTGTTATGAAAATCATTCATTTATTGGGGCAATTAAGTTTGAATGATCTCAAATATATATTGACTTTAACTACAGTAGTTTATTCAAGTCTGGAAACCGAAAATGACACAAATATTGCAGGGAACTTTGGAATGGCATCAACTACGCTTGGGCAAAGTGACAGCCAGCAGAGTAGCGGATATTCTAGCTAAAACCAAGACAGGGGTTTCTGCCAGTAGACAGAATTATTTGATTGAATTAGCTTTACAAAGAGTTACTGGTCAGATTGAGGAGTCATACATCAACCCTGCTATGCAATGGGGTACGGATAATGAACCTAAAGCTAGGATGGCTTATGAAGTCTTTAATGATGTTTTGGTGGAACAAATACCTTTCGTGGATCATCCCACCATTAAATGGTTTGGTGCTAGTCCTGATGGGCTTGTTAATGCTAATGGGCTTTGTGAAATCAAGTGTCCTAATTCTGCAACTCATTGGTCTTATATAAAACAAGGCGAACCACCCAATAAGTATTTTATTCAGATGCAAGTGCAACTGGCTTGCACTCAAAGAGAATGGAATGACTTTATTTCTTATGATCCTAGGATGCCAGAAAGAAGCCAATTGTTTGTAAAAAGAGTTTTTCGTGATGACAAATTTATTGGCATCATGGAAGATGAAGTAAAGAAGTTTTTGGAAGAAGTAGAAATTGAAACTCAATTAATGTTAGGTAAGGAAAATCATGGCATCAGTTAATAAAGTAATCCTCGTTGGAAATTTAGGTAAAGATCCAGAGCTTCGTAGCTTTCCAGATGGCAGTCCTGTATGCAACATTTCTGTTGCTTGTACGGAAAAATATAAAGAC